CTTATCCATATTCAACGTTCTTTTCACAGAGTCCCAAACTCTTTGCTTGTTCTTAGTGTAACTAACAACCATCCAAATCTTATCAGTTTCCCTATTTATTACGTATAGATTAGGCATCACAAAAAGAGCTTAAAACAAACGTGTCAGGAACTAGCCATTGGGTGAACTTACGAGGTCGATATTTAATGTAATGAAGACAAAAATATATTGTGCGCATTGTGTCATCCGACGGCATGTAATCGTTGTAAAACGGAGGTATGAATAAATCATCAATAACTTCTAAACTACGACGCCCCCTAATACCATTCGGATGGTGACCTAGAAATCCTTTATTTTCAACAATTAAACCGCCCTTTACTTTTTTTTTTTTTTTCATTTTTCATCTTTCCATACCGCTAAAGTGTATATCTTTTTTAATATGTGCAAGCTTTAATTAAACTTCACAACTTATAATGTCTCCAGTGTTTTTGCTTATAAATTTCATATTAGTCAATTTTAAACATTTCGTTGTAAACCTTTGTAGTCACCTCCTCGCAATCTTTAGGCATATCAATACCCCAACTATCTCCAACTTGAATACCAAAGTGTTCATCGTTATCAACATTAAACCCAATGTGAGTATATTTAAACCCTGTATGATAACCGTCCCAACCAACTACAGAGTTTAAATCTTTCCAACTAACAACAGGCAGTCCATCAATTTCTTTCTGAATAGATTTTCCTTCCTTAATGTTTAACTTAGGCATATATTCAAAGCCACCTTGATCATGGTTAATACGCTTCCAAAATTTGCCATCTGGCTCTTCTTCAAATATCAATGAAGATACACCAGAAGAGATAGTAAAATATCCAGGTCTCCAAGATACAGCTCCATATTTCTCCGATAGATTTTTAGCAGCATCAAACGCTTCATTTTTTCGATCAATTACTTCTTGAAGTTTACGACCAGTTTCTGATTCTTTTATTAATATAAATTTCATCTCTTCGTTTTTTGATTACTCTACAAATGTATAACTTTTTTGTTATAATCCAAACTATTGATTAAAAAAACCTGCAAAATCTGCCCAACTCCACGGATTAACCCCAGCCTGCTTGCAAAAAGTAGCCGCAATAAAATCTTTTAATGCCATATTATAAACCCTGCAATCCCATAAGTGATTCTGTGAATTACCCGTTTTCTTCTCCCAAATCATACTAACTCCCTTCCCGTTTGCGTCAGAATGTACAACCCTGTGCTCACTCTCGTAATGCGAAAAAAAGTTTTTGTAAAGATATAACCCATCCGATGGAGTAGGGAAGTTAATAAACCAAGCGGGCTGGTCAATGCCATCGTGCTTGTTCCACTTCAATTTCATCTTAGCTGCCAAGTCATCCTTAACTTGGTTAACCTCTACCAAATACAAATCCCCCCTTTCCCTCGAAACTTTTATCGTTGGAGTATCTAAACCTAATGTGCGTTTTTTGGTCTTACCCTTTAAACCAATAAGATAAACCCCTTCATTTTTGCACTTGTCCACAAAAGCATAAGCGTTGCCGCCATAAGTGTTTCCCGTATCGACTCCTGTAACCATTATTCCCATACGCCGCCCCTTTTGAGTTACATAGTCCTGCTTCAGTATTTCTAAAAACTCGTCCCAAACATTAAACGGCTCATTAACCATATACGTCCATTTCTTCCTATCCGTTCGGTCCTTCTGCGCTTGAGTTTGATTTGGTATGAATGTCCCTATACTCCCATGACAAACAGAATAATTCGCCCCAGTACTCGACCACGCAACTATTTCATAGTCCAGTCTCGCATCGTCAATCTTTCCATTTAAATCGCAAGCACATGTTAATAATATAATATCCCCATTCCCATCCATCTCGCAAACTTTATCAGGAACTTCGCCAACTTCATAAGCCCTTATGTTGCCCTGTAACATATTAGATTTCGGCGCTTCGCCTTTCTGCTCGTAAGTGTGGCCTAAAACAATATTCTGAAAAGTCTGCGCTTTGGTTTCAATAGGTTCACCCCCTGGTGGATATGCTTGCAAATACTGACGGACGTAACCCTCCCAGCTTGTCATTCCAGGAGGAGAATATAACGCGCTAATATGATAAGAATAAAATCCAGGCTCTTCCGGCTCCACTGTTGGGCGCCATTCACCATGCAAATTCATTTCGTATTTATGCCTGTCTGTGAAAATTTCTTTGCAACTTTGGCATTTGTAACCAACTGAATCTTCTATTAATGTGTTTTCGTCGTCTAATTCATAAACTATACCGCACGTATCTCCCTCAACATCAATGCTCCACTCCAAATAAATGTAATCCCCACAACAAGGACAAGGAACATAATACCGCCGTTGATCGCCCATTAAATAAGCAGGCTCAATATTACTGGTCTGCTTTACCTCTGGGGTACTGATATAATAAATCTTTTTCTTATCAGCATAAGCAGCAAAACGTCCGTTAATCATATCCATAGTGGATCCTGATTGCTTGTCGGAATTTTTAGCTGCGTCAAAGTCATCGATAAATCCGTACCTAATCGATCGCTGCCTGTGCAACTTGTGATTACTCGCACTTCCTGCAATCAAACTACCACCCGGAAATTCCTTGCTTTTATTAGTGTCTCCTGTTCGCTGGTTCTTTTTCCGTAAAACATTGGGGCGAATAAGCGGACGCAACCCGCAACTGTCAATCATCCCGTCGATCTTCCCACTCATTGCCTCCTCTGCTAAATCGGCGTGCCCCGTCAATAACATCGTATTACCCGGAGATTCTGCAATGATAAAACCTATCCCATTCTCAATAACACCAGTACTAAAACCAATCTGAGCGCCCTTCATTACTGCTATCTTCCGCGCCGGATGGTCAGGGGATAAAGTGTCTAATACTTCCCGTAAGTATGGAGTGTATTGAAATGAAAACTTACCAGGTCTAGGGCTGTTTTCTGTAGACATTACCCTGTGCTTTTCAGCCCATTCACTAGGCTTTATATTCGATAGCTTGTGAATACTATCATCTAAAATATCTGATATTTGACTAAAGAGCTGCATTATTTCTTCTGTCCAACCCCCCTCTTCTGGCTGTACTCCTGGACAATATGTTCAACATCTTTTTTGCTTTCTTCAACAGCTTCAACCGATGCCTCGTTAATCTGATCAATCAAAGCACCACGCCAATACGCTAACCTCTCCCCCTTCATCCCTGTTTCGTTGCTGATCTCAGACAAATAATTGTCCGCAGCCTGATGAAATTTCAACGTTATGCTTTTAACGTGGTTCTTGATCACGTTTTTCACTAAGTCAGTAGGTATTACCTCCCCGCTTTTCTTTGCCAGCTCAACTTTTTTTAACTCAATGTCCAGCTCTGCCTTCTCAAGTTCAGCCTCTTTTTTTAGCCGATCTAAGTTAAAATTTGTCGTACTCTCCGTAGATACAGGATCCGATTCTTTGGGTAACTCCTCCAGCTTCCTTTTTCTTTCAACCTTCTTCTTTGACTCCTTTTTAACACCCTGGCGCTTGTCAAAAAACAACTTGTTGTAAGGGTCCGAAGTATCGATCTTGTTGTCCTTATTTACAATAATCTTCTTTCTAGATATGTAATTATTAACATAAGACTGAGTTACACCGCATGCTTCTGCGAATTCTGGACGAGTGTATACAGGCATTAATTAATTAATTCTAGTCTTTGGAAAATTGCTTTCTTTCCTAACCTTCGCGTCAAACTTAATTCAGCTAAAGCCATTTCGTCGCCATCAAAGCCAATTAAAAAGAGCACCATATCACTATCTAAAATAAAAGAAGCAACCTGCCCAGGGTTTTCCCGTGGATCTCCTTCGTGCTTATCAAAATAGTTTAATGGCTCAAAACCGCTTTCCAGCAACCTCTCAGAGCTTTTATTGAACCTTTGTTGAACTAAATCCAAAGGAATGTCATACATATTACCTGTTATGTAAACCTTTTTCTTTCGTTTTGGATGGTGTTTCATAAGGTTCTGGCAGAACTCTCTATGCCGTTTTTGGCCGTGATTAAAATTACTCATAACTCTTTCCTTTCCTTTTGTTGCAAACCATCAAACCCTTTGAGTATAGGAGGTTAGATGTTGTTGCGTGTAACAAATATAACAATTTTAGATTTTACTACAACATTTAGTGTAACAGGGTTCGAAATCTGGGTAGCTTGTAAAAAAAAAGGGGGT